GCGATCAATGCCATGCGCTCCAGGCGCTCAGCGGCCTGGCTGGCGAGATTGGCCATGTCCGCCTCATCCACCACCGGCATGCACACGAAACGGATTCCGTGCTTGACCATGGTGTTCGCCATCTCAAGGGATTCGCGTAGCTGGGCTGGGTTTGCTCGTTTCATCACGCGGCCTCCCGTGCATTCCAGCACTGGATGATTTTTTGAGAGAATTGGCACAGCGCCCACTCGGCGCGGCTGGACTGGCGATGCTGGGCAAGCTTCCGCTGGTTGATCGGCCCGTGAATGCTTTTCAGGTAGGTCTCGCGCGCCTGACGATCCATCCAGCCGGTGATGACCTCTTCGACGATGTCGCCAATGCAGACGCAGTCAGGTCGTTGCTGATGCTCGCCGGCGGAAAGATATGCGGCGTAGGTGTGAATGCCGAACCACCGCCGTACCGCTGCGCCGATCTCGGCAGTCGAATAGCTGACCTCGCCGCGCTCACTGAAATAGCTCAGCATCCCGTGAAACAACTCACCGCCAATCATCTCGGCGCGGCCGTAAGCGAATACCACCGGGAATCCCGTGATTTGCTGGGCATCCCATGCCTTTTCACGCTCGGCCTGGCTCGGGACGGGCCCTTTAACTTCGACAAATGCGCCAACAGCCGGCAGGAAGAAGTCAGGCATGTAGCCGCCGTGGCGGGTGGTCACGGTGCGCGGCTCGTATAACCAGGCCACCCCCATCGCATCCATCATCGCCGCCCAGCGAGTTTCCGAGTGGGAGCGCATTTCGTAACCGCCGTAGCGGAATATCGTTTGCTTGTCTCTCATCAGAAATTCACCTTCACGACGTTGTCTTGGCGGGCGTGGTTGGCCAGCGGCAGGAATCGGGACTTGGCGCCCTGGAAGGCTGTAGGGACCGTGCCAATCTCGCCGTCTCGGTTCTTGCGGATGATGATTTCGCCAATCCCCTTGTCCTGGGTGTTCGGGTGATAAACCTCGTCGCGGTACACGAACATCACGATGTCAGCGTCTTGCTCGATGGCGCCCGACTCGCGCAGGTCGCTGAGTACCGGGCGCTTGTCTGGACGGCTTTCACAGCCTCGGTTGAGTTGCGATAGGATGATCACTGGGCAATCAAGCTCACGGGCCAGCAGCTTGATTTGGCGGGACATGGCGGTAACGTCCTCAGTCCTACCCTTCCCTTCACCCTCAACCAAGCCCAGGTAGTCGATCACCACGAGGCCCAAAGAGCCCATGCGGTGCGACTGGCGACGGGAAATTGAGCGGATGCGCGGCATAGTCATGACCGGAACGTCCGACACGGCGATAGGCGCGTCACGCAGGCGCATGACCGCCATGTTCAGCTCGGTGGCGTGATCATTGCTGCACTCACCAGTCTTCAGCGACGGGAGAGGAATCCCGCCTACGGCTGCAAGCAGACGATCCATCAGCTGGGTCTTGCTCATTTCCAAGCTGATCACTAGCACCGGTTTTTTCTGATTGATCGCCACGTCGGCGGCGATGTTCATTGCCAGAGTGGTCTTGCCCATCGCTGGGCGCCCAGCCACCACGACCATCTGACCGGACTTGAGCCCCTGGGTGTATGAGTCAAGATCAGGAATTCCGGTACCCAGTCCGTCGATGACGATCCCTGCGGCGAACTTGTCCAGACGATCTTGAAGTACCTCAACGTGTTCGATCAGGATGTCGCCAATCATCTGGCATTCACCATCGCTACCCGTGCTGTCCAGGCCAAGCACGATGGATTGAGCGAGGGAAATCTTGTCCTCGATGCTCGCCTCTTCGTGGGCCACCTCGTTGATTCTGGCGGCGGCGGCCGACATCAGGCGGCATACGGCGCGCTCCCGGATGATCTTCGCGTAGACCATTGCGTTGGCAACGCTGGCCGTATTCGACTGAATCTCGGCGGCATACGCGGCAACACGAACACCGCTGGCAAGTTCGGCGCGGCGGTCATGCAGCGTGACGATATCGACAGGCTGCCCGTCGGCGTGCATTTCGAGGATCAGGCGGTACAGCTCGGCGTTGTCTTCCCACGAGAAGGCGTCGGCCGATAACTGGTCGCTGAGCACATCGATCAGATGAGGCTGGCAAAGCATGGCGCCGATAACGCCGTGCTCAGCCTCGATACTGTGAAGTTCCATCATTGGGTCGCCTCCGAGATTTCGCGGAAGACGGCACGGTTGACCAGGGATTCAAGGCGAGGAGCCACGTTGGCGCCACGGAAGAACACTTGGCTGCGGTTGTTGGCCTTCTGGAAGAACGGGAGCCAGAAGCCCTGACCGCTCTGGTGCGAGGGGGATTCATTCCAGCGCTCGGCAATCATGCTGCGCAGAACCCTGTCGCTTGCCACGGTGACGGCTGGCAGATTCGGGCAGACCTTGTGGTACAGGTCGATGATCTTGTCCACCGGCACACCAGCCTCGGATGCTCCGCTTGGGTTCTTCTTGAACTCGCGACCAAGCCAGTTTACCAGGAAGCGGCGCCAGTCTTTCTTCGGCTTGCTCCCGCTGGCCCAGGCGGCGGCACGCTTGATCTCGGCTTCAACGTCAATCGGTGAGTAGGCTTCTGCCCACTTGGTGATCAGGGTTGCGTCGACTTCAAAATCTTCACCGTCGAACGAAACCAGCAATGCCGGTTTTTCGATTTTGATTTCAGGCTGAGTGGGTTTCGCCCCTTGGGGGGCAGTAATCTGTTCCGTAGGAACAGTTACTAGGGGTTCTTTCTTTGTATAAAGAAGGGAGTCGTCGGATTTGGTCTGTCTCGCAATGCTGACGACTCGGCTTGAATGGTCCGAGTCGGACGATATGGTCTGATTCGGACATACTGTTTTGGTGTCGTAGAAGATCCATTCAGAAGGTTCGCTGATGCCGATATCGCCACGCGCACCGCCAACCCGGTAAAGGATGCGGCGTTTCAATAGGTGGCTGATGGCCTTGGAAGCCACGTCAGGGTGAATGTTGGTCGCCTTGGATATCTCGGTAGCCTGGATGCGCGCTTCGGCCACCTGATAGCCTATGGTGGCTCTGGCAACGTACAGCGCAACCTTCAGTTCGCGCCCAGGCAGATCGACAACCATCAAGGCCTCGATGAGCTTGTTTTCCATCCGGGTGAAACCCCCGGTGATTTTGAGTGGAATGACATTGCTCATGGGCGAACGCCTTTCGACGACGCCAGGAATGCCTGCAACTGATCAAGGCATTCACGCACGAGCTGATTCTTGGAAGGCTTGGAGTACTGGAAGCGAATCTGCTTCGCGGCGCTCATTGCGGCATCGAGGTGAAAATTGCTGCGCGCCACGTTTTCAGACATAGCAAAACGTGGCGCAGATTCGTTAATGTTGACGGCTGATTGGGGAATAGGCATTATTCGCTCCAGAACTTATTTGTATGTGCTGCACGAAAAGCCACCATTGCCCGGTGGCTTTTTTGTGCGTCCGATTTACTGCTTGGTTGTTTCACTGGCAGATCCTCAATAGTCCCTGGGGGACTTATCAGCCCTTGCGTCCTATGGAAGCGACGTTGCTCCGGCTCTTTGGTGGCCGGGTCATTCGATCAAGCGCCCGGTTCATAATTGTTGCGGCCAGCTCTTCTGGGGTTACGCCGTTGCGTCTGGCTAGCAGCTCCAGATCGGCGACTCCCTGCCAGTCGAGCTGGACTTCCAGCGGTTTTCTTTCAGGCACAGGGCCTCCTGGGCCACTTCAGGCCACATCAGTCTTCGCGTTAAGCTCTTCCATCATCTGGTTCAGGCCGCGCTCGAGGATTTCCCTGGCGAGCACTGCTTTCTGCGTGCGCTGAAAGCGAGCCATCGCCGTCAGCAGATCGTCGGCCACCTCGTCGAGGCGGACCTTTGTGGGCTTGTCGTGCATGTGGCTTGGGTCGAAGTGCATGTGTTGCTCCTTGTGGCTGATGAATTGGTTTAAGCGGCGGTTTTCTTGAGCGTTTGCGCTGGGTCGTCTTCGCGCTTGGCAATCAATACCCCGCCCGATTCCTTCTCCAGTACGCACTGCATTGGGTAGGAGAAACCGCCTGTAGTACGGCACTGAGATACCCGGCTGCCGGTCACGCCAAGGGCGTCGCCGATAGCGCGGCCAGTGCCGAAATGTGTCAGTGCTTCGTCGTAGGTCATGGTTGTGTCTCCAAGGTCTACGCCGAGTTTAGAGTTCTTAACAACACAAGGCAAGTTATCTAAACAGCGATTTGTTTAGAATCCTAAATATGGAATTTAAAGACCGCGTAACCCAGCGCATGAAGGCCCTGAGCCTGACTGCGACAGACATCAGCAAATTGACTGGCGTATCTAAAGCTACGGTCAGTTTTTGGGTCTCCGGCATCAATGGTGCGAAGGGGAAAAACCTGCTCGCATTGGCTAAGGCTCTGGAGTGCTCGCCTGATTGGCTGTCTGAAGGGACCGGCACGGCGACGGACTCTCCATCAACGGATACGCCGAAGGCTGGCTCTAGCAGCGCGGATCTTGTCGCACACATGCTTGCTACAAAGGCAGGAAAGAATCTGTCCGAAAAGGCGCGGGAGATGATGCTCGCGGCGGCAGCCGAGGCCGATAGTCCGGCCGTGAATGGCCAGGCATACGCGCCTGGAAGCTTCGCGGCGCTCCGCCCGAGCAGCGGCGAAATTCTGATCCCTCAGTACGATGTGCGCGCCTCACTTGGTGATGGACAGCTACCGCCCGATTACAACGAAGCCATCCGTAACCTGGTGGTGCGCGAGGACCTGCTGCGCGAGAAAGGCGTTTCCTATACCTCGAATACGTCTCTAGCCATGATCACCGGCTGGGGCCAGAGCATGGAAGGCACCATCGAGGATAAAGACCCTGTCATCGTTGATCGCGGAATCAAGGACTACCAAGGCGAAGGCGTATATCTGCTGACGTGGCATAGCGAGCTGTTCATTAAGCGCTTGCAGCGGATGGACGAAGATCACGTATGGCTGATCTCGGACAACCGAAAGAACAAAGATCAGAAGGCCCGAATTGAGGACGTGTCGATCCACGCCAAGGTGCTAATGGTCTGGAATGCTCGAAAGCTATAGGTAATCCATGCCCCTCACCAAGCCCGACCAAGAGCTAAGCCGCGAACTCAAGACCCTAGCGCTTGATATCGAGCAGGCCGCAGACGAAGTGCTGAGAATCACTAAGGACTGCCGAGATGTCGATGCGACAGCTGCCCTTATGCTGATTGCGAAACTCTACAAGCATGCGGATCGGGCGGCGGCGCTTGCGGATGCGGTGAAGGCGTGAAGGTTGTGCGACCTACCTAGCCAGAATGGCATTGCGCACTTGAGCGAGAATTTATGCGTAATCATGGCTTGTGGATATGGGAAGAAGACGAGTGCCTAGCCCTTCGCAGAGCGATTGCCGCTTATAACGCAAGCAGGCAAAAGGCGGATCGTCTAGCTCGGAGCGCCATAGCGAGCGAGATAGGGGTATCCACTTCGACCATTAATAATTATTTTCTAGGTACTAAGGCTCTAGACATTGAGGTTGCTCAAGCGGTTCTTAAGCTTACCGGCATTCCTGTGGAGCGGTTCAGTCAGAGGCTCGCAGAAGATCTGAGGTTAAAGCATGACCCTAACCAAACCTAATCAAGACCTAAAGCGCGACCTCCAGGGCATCGCCTCGGACCTCAAGTGGTCCGCTGTCGAACTGATGCGAATCGCTGAGCGATTGAGCCTGGCCGGAAATGAGGCAGACGCCCAGGCCG